ATTGCGTAACAATCCTGTTTGTATGGTATTGCAAGATTTAATACTGAGCTACTTATCAATACAATAGCAGGTATTTTCAACCACTTAATAAAGTATTGTCGCACATCTCTTTCTTTTTCTTTTCCAATATGTTCGTATTCTGTAATAAACCAAACCACTACAATAACTGCAACAGCCAGTGCCGCTGCAGTTATAATCATAATCAATGCAAATTTGGCATTGCAAGCAAGATTAATTAAATAAATCAAACTCGGTTTAATTAATGGTGTATTCATTACTCATTTGCTCCTTTGAATATTGGTTGATACTTTTCGTCTATCGGTGTGTTATACAATCCGCACGCCTCATATTTGCTACGCCAGTTTGTATTAGCCTCTCTCGTTATACCATACGCCTTGCATTTGCAGTGATGTTTTCCGTCGACCGCTATTGTTGTGAAGTTACAGCAGTTACGGCATAACACTCCCTCCATTTCGCCGTATTCTTGATACATCGCACCGATTTTAATTCTCTTTTTCTTCGCCATTTTCTTCCTCCTCAAAATCGCTCACCACTTTTATAATTCTTATAATCACTTTCATAATAGTTTCATTTTCTATGTCATTACTGCTATATCCAGTATGCAGTAATGCGCTTGCTCTACCCATTTCATAGTAATGAGTCATAAAATTCATGTTAAAAAACGAATTTTTTTCTGGAAATTGATTAAACATTCTTAATCTGATTTCTGCTTGCTCGAGCATTATATCTTGAACTGCCTCCTCCGCACATTTTGAATTGCGAATTGAAGCAATACAGAGGTCTATAAAATTTAATTTATCAAACGCTAAATTTTCTGTTTTTGCTTCGCCTAAATATTCTTTGAATATCTTTCGAATAATATCATCGAAATCATACGGCAAACGCGTATTCATTTCTATTTCCACGCCCATTGGTAATTTAATAGTCATTGTCTTATTCCTCCATATCAATCCACGTTATCCCCACTGCATAAGCCGCCCAAATGTCGCTTTTGAAACCGTAAAACCAGTCAGGATTTTTCTTTGTTCCCTTGCCGTTCTTTAAATCGTGCTTTGCAAATCTGTCTATCAAAGCCCTGCGAATAGTTGCGTCGTTGGCTTTCATACTGTGACAGATATTAATTTTTTCGTCCTTGCGTGTTATGTATTGAACATCCTTTTGTAATTGCTTTGCTTTTTCGGTAAACCTGCCTATCCACACACACGTTTCAAACACTTCACGCCCAACCGGCATACCGTAACACGCCACCATTTCGATAACAACAACGTCTACTTGATATACTCTTATCAGACGTTCAAAACTGTCTAACAATTCGTTGTTATCGGTCTTTCCAAAATCTTGCGGTTTCATTGTTTCCTCGTCAATAACACACCAACCGCTTTGTGCATTACCTGGGTCTATTGCTAATATTATCATTACATTCGCTCCCTCATTATCCTTTCCATCTCGTCATAGTCAAGACCGTTATCATCATATACGCTTTGTTCATTCCCTTTGTTGTATGTTTTCTTTGCACCTTGCACCTCCGCAAGAGTGGTACGTCCCGCATTGAAGTGATTACGCAATATAGCCTCTATGTACCTGTAATTACGCTTGTTATTCTTTACGGCTTCCTCGATTGCGTATATAACAACGTCCTCCGACACGTCATTTAACCAATCACCTAAGGCTTGTACAGTAATCGGTGTCAAAGGTGCTATGTTATTCTGATACGCCTTGACTATTTTCTCGGGCAGTAGTGGAAGTGTTTCTTTCCTACTTCTACTACTCTTGTCTTTATCTTTGTCTTTGTCTTTGTCTTTATCTTTATTATGTTCCCCTGATTGCTCCGCTATTGCTCCCTTGATTACTCCGCTATTACTCCCTTGATTACTCCCTACATTACTTCCCTTATTGATGAAATTATGTAGGGTGGTTAGGTTTATTTGATATGTTCCGGCTTGTCCTTTTTTGCCGTTTTTGTAATCTATCAATTCACATTGAATTAATATGTTTCTTGCATTGAAAAGGCTTTTTTCTGAAATATCTATCTTACCTGTTATGCGTGAATTGGGTATCGTAATCTTATCTTCCCATTTAGTAACGTTTGCAAAGTCCAAAAGACAAAAATACAAATCCGCTGCCGAATGTGGAATTACATTAAACCTACGCCAATTCCAAAACGCATTAAGTATTTCAATATATGTCATACTGTATGCTCCTTTCCAATTTAATTAAAACGGCAAATCTTCTTCATTACCGATTGTTGCAAAATCCTCACCGTATTGACTGTTTAAATCATCTAAACCGCTATCAGACAAATCAGTATTTCCGCCTGTACTGTTTTCAGATTTTGAACCGGTAAAGTATGCCTCGTCTACAATAACTTCTGTCGCATACTGCTTTTTACCGTCATTACCGTCCCAACTTCTTGTTTGAATACTTCCGACTACCGCAATCATACTGCCCTTTTGGAAATATCGTGCGATAAATTCACCTGTCTGACGCCACGCAATACAGTTGATGAAATCAGCCTGTTGTCCACCGTCTTTCACAAATCTTCGATTTACCGCAATAGTAAATCTTGCGACTGAAAGATTGTTCGGTGTTTGTCTTATTTCAACGTCTTTTGTAAGACGTCCCATTAATATAACTTTATTCAATTCTTCCTCCCCCCTTAAATACTTTCTTTAAAATTTCCTTTATATCTTTTCTTATGAGTTTTAATGATTTAATATTAAATCTTCCAATGACAATCGAATGTGTTACACAATTATTTCCTTTGCGTTGGTGCGTTGAAATCAATGCACCGTCACATTCGGTTTCAAATACTTCGTTCGTATATGCATTTTCTACTCTTATTTTTATCATTGCATTTCCTCCTCTTTATTTCTTCAATCCAAGTACCTTACACAAGTATTCATCAAGTTTTACTGATGTTAAATGGTACTTGTTGTTGAAATCTGTTTTACCTATTTTGTGTGCCTCTGTGTGGTGTAACCTACATAGTGGCTGAACTTCCTTACCTAAGTGGTGTGTGGTTTTGCGATTTATACCGCTACCGACAGTATCGACGTGATGTATGTCGGCTCTCTTCCCGCACACCGCACAGCGTCTTTTTGCACAACATAGATACAAATACCTATCTATATCCTCTGTTATATTTAATAGACTGTCATTTGTCGGTATATCGTGATTTATGCATAGTTCAATGAGCCACGATATAAAATCTTTAGCGGTTGTCATATCTACGTCCGACAGACTGAATATATCAATATCCAAACACTCACAATAATTCAACGTAAGTTGCCTGCGAAGCGCTTCGTTATCGCTCTTGTCTATTATGTACAGCAGTTTCATCAACCTCAATTCTTCTTGATACTCACGCTTATTTGATATTCCGCTTATGTATGTACCTATATCGTTCACCAGTGCGAATATCTTACGTCTTTGTTTGTTCGATATACTCCGTCCGTCGTTCAAACGAATTTCACAATCTGTTATACACTTCTGTTCCAATGCACTTGTATTGTCAAACGGTGCGACTATCGTAAGAAATTCGCCGTCATAGTCCTTGATTACACCCTGTATTTCCATTATTTCTATCCTCGTGTTGATGTAGATATACATATGAACCATTACGCCCGATGTTTTCGTAGATAAAATTATCACATTTTTGTTTGCTTAGATGTGTATGTAAAACACCACGCTCGTAAGCATACTGCCCTTGTCGTTCTTTCTCTCGTATTCGCTCTTGTATTTCTTCATCTATGTAATTTGCTTCTATCATATAAAGGTCGTAATTTTCAGCCTTTATGCCTTTCATACTGTTGGTGTCGGTTGCATATATCAGTCTCTCGTTGTTCATAAATATTCTGTATCCGAAGTTTGGTACATCGTGATACAGCTTTATAGGTGATATTTGAAACAATCCATAATTGTATGTCTTGCCCGCCTCTACAACGTCTATATTGCTTTTATCGACACCACATTCAACCAAATCATTTGACAGGTGAACTCCCACCGCAAACCGTAATGTTGGGCGGTTATTCGCCAACGCTTTAATTGTTCGCCTGTTAAAATGGTCCGAATGGATATGTGTTAATAACACAATTTTTATATTCTTGTATACGTCCTTTAACGCTCTAAACGAAACGCCGCAATCTATGAGTATAACATCATTAATAACTACGGCGTTCCCCTTACTACCTGTACTGATGATGTTGTATTCCATATCAATCAAAATCATCAAGTGACATAGGCTCGTCTGCTTCTTCTGTAGGAACATTTGGCTGTTGTTCCCCAAAATCATCAGGTTCTTGCTGTTCAACTTCCGTATACGTCGTATCAATTGTATCTATGTATTCTGTTTCGCCGTCCTCGTTGATTACTGCCATATCCTTTGAATAAACGTCTTGCATTTCAATGGACATAATGCCCCATTTGGAGATTAGCTGACGTAACATAGTTTTATATGCCATACCGTCAAAATCTTTTTCCCAAAATGTATAACCTTTTCTTGCTTTGTAACCTTGCGAATACTTCAATGCGTGTTGCTCCATTTTTGACTTAGACCAATAAATCACTTTTTTAAAACCGTTCTGATACTCGAACATTGCATAATAGCCGATTGTTTCGGCTTGCTCTCTTTGTTCTTCGTCGTCAATTAACTGCACTTCTATTTCTTCTTCCAAAGGGTCAAACTTAACGAGTTCGCCTTTTTTGATAGCAAGTACATTTAGCTTTTTATAATATCCACTGCGTATCGCAAGCTGAATATATCCCTTATATCCAAGCTGAAATTGTGCCTTTTTACAATGATTTTTGTTATCATTAAATGGCACAAGGTAATATTGTCCAAGCTGTGGTGACGGAGATAAGTTAAGACTTTCACCGAGCAATGCCGCCGACACTATCGTTCCGGCCTCACACTCTTGTAGTGCAGGATTGGCAGACACCGCCGAAATGATAGATGATGTAAAGCGTCTTGCTCGGTTCGAATCTTGCAATGTGTTATTTATAGCTCTCTGGAATTTATCCGTTGTAATCGCCGTACTGAATGACGGTTTTTGTCTTGCAATTTGATTATTCATAACGAATACCTTCTTTCTTCATAAATTCTTTTAATTGCTTTAACTGTTGTCGCGTGCCGTATGCCTTAAACTGTACCGCAAATATTTTTTCTTCTTGTGGCTT